AGCGGCACGCCTTGGCTTCAGCGTTACGCTGTCCATGTCCATGCCAGAATTCCCTGCTGGGCCGACCTCTGCATCGTCGGTGGTGTCGGGGTCTGTGCTGGCTGCAGTCAAAGCCACAGCTGCCGGGGTGCTGATGCGTGGAAATTGAATATTACCGGTAGCTCCCGTGATAACTGTAGTGCCTACCTGCTCAATGACGGCAGGAGCACGCAGAGCTTCAATAGCTCCGGGGACATTAGTTGGTACAAAGCCGTCTCCAGCGCCATTTCCTTGAGCCAAGAAGTTATCTGCTCCGGCAGCAGCACGCTGTTCGAGTGCGATGCTAGGAATGCCAATATTTGAGCTGACAGAAAGGCCCATGGCGCTTTGCTCGCGCTTGCGCTCCTGCATCCACTCAGCTTCAGCACCGCTGTGCGCTCGCTGCGCCATTGCGTTTTGGATCGCGCGCGTAAGGCTAAAGCGTGCATTAACGCTATTCACCTCGCTGCTTTGGCTGTGGCTAGGTGCTGTAGCGTAGGCCATAGCCTTGGCCTGCATTTCACTTTGGCGCTTGAGCTCAATTTGCTTATCGAGCTTTTCAATTTCTTTATGCAGTGACCGGGCCAGCGTCATCTCATCATTAGAGGGCTCACGGCCTTCGCTGTCGATAGTAGCGAGCATTTCAGTGTGCCGCTCTTGCTTCTGCTCACGCAGGGCCTGCAAATCATTTAAAGTGTAGTTCTGCATCTTTCTCGTCTGTGGCTCTAAGATAGGCTTTTTCTCTTTAATAGCCACATCCTCAGCGGGTTGCTTTTTTTCTTTTCCTTTTGCTCTAGCTTCTGCTGATGTCTGCGGATATGCGCCGAATGTTGTCACGCTCACATCGAAAAGCTTTCCCACGCTGCGGATAGTGCGTAGATCATCTTCCCACACCTCATCTTCGATAGTAAAGGCAAAACTGCTTTCATTCAAATCGCCGCGCTTTACCATAGCGTAAAGATCCCGCCCGCTTTGAGTATCTAAGAGCTCTGCGCGGTAGTGCAGGCCGTGCTCATCTTCTGTAAGCTGCAGGCTGCCATTTGAAGTGCGGGCAAATGGCACTCCGTCATGGTTAAGCAAAAACCTTACATCTTGCTCTAAGGTGCCGCTAAAAGCGCCCGGCGCTACTTGCTCACGAAAGTCTGCTATTTGCGTCTCAGAGTTAAAGACTGCTGCATAACCTTCGAGCACCATAGGCTTCTCTCCCGCGCGGATTTCTGCGGTGCGCTTTTCAATTTGCTTATTCTGTTCCATTGCTTATATTTGTCTCACACAGGGGCGTAATTAAGGCGGAAGCCTGTTACTCTAGAGGGGCGGCTACGGTCGCCCCTTGCTTTTCGCTCAGTTTCTCGCTGTACGCTTGCAGATGATCCAGGCTCAAAGTGTTCACCTGTGTCGTATAGATGTCGCCTTTCGGCCCAATGCTGTTGAGATCCTCACGGGCCCTGACTTCGTTCACATTCATCCAGCCATGAGCTAGAGCCTGCTGGTAATATTCCGAGCGGCTCGCGCTATCTGCGCGGCTCAGGCTGTCCATATCATAACGGGCATAGTAGCGCGAACGCTCAGAGCTTAGCAGCAGCTTTCTATCTATCTCCTGCTCTACCCTGCGTGCCCAAGGCAAAAGGCAATGCTGCTTAAAGTGCAAATTTTGGGCTTCCATGTTATTGTAAGTAGCCTGCCCAGCAATGCCGATGAGAGATCCTGGAACGCTAAAGATGCGGGCGATTTCCTCAGCACCGAGCTTGCGCGTTTCTATATACTGTGCCTCGTCAGGGCTAACGCTTACGCGCTGGTATTTGAAGCCAAAAGGCAGCAGCTTTGTGCCAGCCTGCGTGCCGCTATTGTTCCAACTAGTTTGCACTGTGCGCACTTGATCTTCACGCAGTGCCTGCTCACTAGTTAAAACGCCTGTCATCTGCCCGCCATTGCTGAAATATTCATTTCCAAAATTCAGGGCAGCCTGACTAAGGCCAATGCTGCTGGCATGCATGCGAATGGGGGAGCTTCTAAACAGATTGCACACCGTGAACATTTCGCGCTCGCTTAACATCTCACCGCCTTGGATTTTATAGAAGGTGCCTGAATCAGTTATTTTTCTAGTTACTTGGCTATTGTCCAAGGGCAGCAGAAACTCCGGGCGGCCATCTGAACCAAAAACGATGCGCGCGTAGCCTACGCCATACATGCAAGCGTGCGAAATAATGCCCTCCCAAAATTCCATGCTAGTAAGGTCAGGGGCTGGCTCCATCTGCAGCAGCTTATTTACTTTGTGGCCATCAGCAATGCTGCGCCCTGCAGCGTCCACTTTGTAAATGTTCAGATTCATGCTGGCAAGGCTGCTGCTGATTTTCTGAACGCAGGCATAAACAGCTGCCACACCCATTGCACTTTGCGGGCTTACAGGGACAGCTGTTTTTGCGTAAGGTATTAGCCCCGCATGCATTGCGACATCTTCCGGGCTGTAATACCCCACGCGCATCCGTAACTGCTTTGCCCATCGTTGTAGCCTGTTTGCCATAGGCTAAAGATAACAAATACAGCGCTATAGCTGGTAAACTTCTAAGAGCGGTGCAGGCTCGCTGTTGTTGAAGTAGCAACCCAAAGCCATAATGCTCGCTACCCAGCCGTCTACCTTCTGACTCTCTTGGTTTTTCTTTTTGCTCACTTTGATGTTATCGGCATCGTCACGCTGTAACTGCACGCAGCCTACTTGCCAACGCAGCACAGGGTGCCCAGCGTGCAAGATGTGGCCCCTGCATAGTAAGCTTTCCATTTCCTTCGTTGGATAGCTCATTGAAGCGTAACCCTGTCCGAATTGCTGGCAGTCTATGCCATAGGCTACAAGGTCAGGAACTAGCATCTCACTATAGTACCTATCGAAAGCCAACGCTGTAATGTTATAAGTATCGTGGATGCGCTCTATAAATGCACGCACGCGCTGCAAATCTGTTACGTTCCCTTCTGTTATTTCTACTAGGCCCATGCGCTGCCAAGTGATGTGGTCAACGCCCATGCGCTTTTGTCTGCCTGTAGCGGCTACCTCATTTATAAAATGCTGGCACCGTAAATACTTTACGTCTTTGGCTTCATCTATCCAAAGCATGGCTACCGCGGTAAGATCTTTAACGCTGGCAAGGTCTAAGCCGACATATAGAGGTAAGCCGGCTATATCTGCCTCAGTAAATTCTGTGGCCCCCCGCATAAATTCCTCATCTGTAACCCAGCGAGTTTCTGCATGCGTCCAAATGTTGAGGTGCAAACGTAGAAAGGTATTTATCAGCCTAGGATTTGCCTGACACTTGAGCACCTCCTGCTTGAAATAATCAGCTTTGCAGATAGACCCATAGCCGGGATTTGCTTTCTTCCATGTACTTTCCTTGCGCCAATCGTCCGACCTATCAGCGCTGTAAATAATGGGCAGAAAGCTCTCATCTTTTACATCCCCGCTCTCTACCTTTTTTGCATAATCGTGCAGCTCTCTGCATATGCTGTTCATGTCATGGCCTGCAGTTGTTATGGCAATCACCAGCGGCTGCCTCCTGGATCCCACTGAAGTTGCCAGCACATCCCACAGCTCTCTCGATTTGGCCGCATGTATTTCGTCATAGACTACAGCAGAGCAGTTAAAGCCATGCTTCGTGCCTGCTTCTGCGCTGATGGCTTTATAGACGTTATTTTTATAGCTTATGCCGTGCTGTAGCACCTTGCAGCGCCTGCTCAGTGTTTCATTTTGGCGCACCATGTTCTGAGCTATCTCATAGCAGATGCGCGCCTGATTTCTGTCAGCTGCTGCGCTCACTACTTCTGCGCCCGGCTCGCCTTCTGCGCATAGCATATACAAAGCAATTGCGCTGGCTAGGTTGGTCTTTCCGTTTTTGCGTGGCAGCTCGATATAAACCGTGCGATATTGCCGCAGACCATCTGCCCGCAGCGTGCCAAAGATCTTGCCTACTATGTCGGTCTTTTGCCATTCTTCCAAGATAAATGGCTTACCGCCTAGCTCGCCTTTTACATGGGTGCAGTAGGTTTCTATCCAATCTATGGCGTGCTGGGCTTTTGCTTTATCGTACATCTTCAGGGCGTAGCATTTGCACTCTGCGCAGCTCTATGCCTTCTGCCTCTATTTTTTTGTGTCGATAGATTGAGTTTTTATAAGGCAAGAGCTTTGGGTATTGCGTAAAAACAACAGGCAGCGAGCTAAATGCATAGCTGCTGCCTGTGTTTTTGTCTATTAAAATCCAGACTCCACGCATCAATTCAGGAAGCCTAGGACTTCATTTTGAGTAGCCCCAAAGTAGGTGCTATGCAGCAGAGCATCGGAAGTAATTTTTTCGATGATTGCTGTGATATGATTTTTGCGGATGAAGCTAGCTTTCCAGCTACAATTAGAATTGTCACATTCAGCACGTAAAACTTTAATGAGCTCATTGTAGAGCCTTACTGTTTTAGCATGTGTGCCATTGTCATTATAATACATCAGCTCGTGATTTCTTTCAATCGCGCAGATTCGCAAATGAGCCTCTGATATGACTATGGTAGCCTCTGCGTTACTATTATGCAGGGTGATGTTCAGCAAGTGCTCATCTTGCACTCGAAACGTGAGGCGCTGCGTATGAGTGCCATCAAAAAATTGGGAGGTAAAGCTGTTATTCATACTGCTAAGATATAGCAAATGTTTACATGCGCAAGGCTCAAAGAGCTTTTTTTTTCAGGGGCGTAATTATTACCAGCTCTCTACTTGGTCTTTTGCCACGCCCAAACCTAACTGCTTTAAGTATTGCAGCTTCATCTGTCGCACCTTCATGAGCTCGACATGCTCAGGGCGATGCTTATGCACTTCCTGCCCTTTGTCGCCTTTAGTCATGTAGGCGCTGCCATGCTGTTTGCAGACAGCCTCCAGCCGCTGCTCGTCCTCTATCATGCTGGCCAGCGTGGAAATGAGCTGTTTTGCCCTATAAGTAAGGCCCTCACTGCCGTGCTCTTGCTTATAGTCCTGGATCAAGTTTTTTTCTATTTCGGTCATCTGTGTAGTGTCTAGGGGAATCATTCTAAAACGCTCTGAAAGAAAGAAAGAG